GGTCGTGCGATGACTTCACGGACTGCATAAGTTGGATCATTCTCGGCTCTTAATGTTGCAATGGCATACCGCATCACAGAACCAACCTTCTTTCTGTTTTCAATCGCGGTCACTTCACCAGTGCCATGGTTATCCTGACCTTTAACCCGTTTCACCGTATTTTGCATGATCTTCAGAACATCGGCAGAGGTGACATCTTTAATATTCTTGTGACCAATCACTTTATAAATGTCTTTTTCCATTGCTCGGTGAAAGGCATCGATATAGGTTTGAGATTTATCCTGCAGGCGATTAGCGGCATATTCTTTAGCAATGGCTTCAAAACTATTCTCATCACACAACATGCTGGCTTTTTCCTGCTGGCGATGTACAGCCGGATCGATGTTGTTAGCGAGCAGCGATTTAATTTCTTCCTGCTTTTGCCGCGCTTCAGCCAGGCTAACAATAGGGTATTCACCCAGACTGATCATGGATGCCTTGCCAGCAAAACGATAGCGAACACGCCAGAGCTTTGCACCGGTGGAACGGACTTCAATACATAGACCGCCTTGATCGGCAATTCGATATGCCTTCTCCATTGGTTTTAGTTTTTTGAGCTTTGTATCGTTGAGCATGTGAGTAACGGAAAAAATTGAATGTTGTTACTCACAATCTTACTCACAAATGTGATTAATACAATTTAATTCCATTTAAGGGTATTTAATACTGAAGGCTGGAAAATAAAGAAGGTGAAAAATTGGTTTAATGGCATTTTATAGTATTTAATTGCTGTGCTCATTTTCGATCATGAGAAGCATATTGAGCCTAACCTCTTGAATTTTCGTATATTACTTAACATTGCAAAATTACGTTACTCACAATGTTACTCACTTTGCATAAAGTGATTGATTTTAAGGGCATTAAAAAGCCGCTTAATCAAGCGGCTACTTTAGCACTTTTACAATGTCTTGTGACAACTTCATTCACATAACTATTAAGGTAGTAACTTCGTGGACCATCTTTGTGAGGTTGTTCAATTTCTCCCTTTTTGATCCGGTCATACAAAGTTGGCTCACTCATGTTCATGCGCTTGGCAAATTCCTTGATACTTACCCGACGTTCATCCTGATGGGCCATTGCTCGTTTGAGCTCCTGCATCTCATCAAAGATCGCCTGGAGTAAGTCAACAGATTCGGCTTCAACTTGCATCGTTCACCTCCTTCGTAACCTTTAAATATTCAAATTTTGCATCAGCCCAATTCTTTGCATCGTACGGGCTTAAACCTTTTTCTTCACACCATTTGGTGCACCAGAACCACTGAGCGTCATCAAAAGGAACTGGATTAACCACTTGATTAGTACTATCCATCACGCCACCTTCATAATCTGATTAGCCACAATCTTTGCTAAGTTTTCGCTGGTTTCATTCGAAACGTTCGGGCAGCGCAGATGCATTTCATATTCATCAAATAGCATCTGGCATGCTGCATTGCCTGTTAAATCGTTCTTTAAAAACACATAGCTCAGTGCTTTGCGTGTGCCTTTGCCTGAAAAAGTAGAGCTACCATCTGCAAGTTCTTTCTTGGCATAACCCAGCTTTTCGAGCCACAACTTAAAACCAGCTTCATGTTTCTTTTTAATTTTGAAAATCATCTCAATCCCCAATATTTTTTTTGATTCTGGAGCCGTGCTGAATTTGCACGACTCGAGTTTTAGAGGTATTTAGGTGGCTCACTGAGCTTCACTAGTTGCAGGAATCTGATCCAGCTGGATGCGACGCTGCTCAATAAGTTCCATTAATCTCGGCTGAATAACTTCATCACATGCTGATACATCGATCTCTAAAGCGTCCAATTCAGTCAGGTCTTCAGCGTTCTGGATACGTACTGCTAATGATGGTTGTGCATCTGCCTTATTCAGTTCGACCAGACGCTTATGAATTGCATCAATTAATGGTTTGCGCTGCTCTTCAGACCAAGCCTTTGTATAGCCCACTAAGGCATTTGCTTCGGCTGGGGTATTTGCTTTGCTTGCACGGTCCAATAGATCAGTAAGAAGGCTTTGATATTCTTCATCTTGAGCTTTGTTCTGTACTAGCTTTTCAGCCTCATGCTGCAATCTTTGAAGCTCAGTGATACTTAGGTTTTCAGATGGCTGCTCAACATTAGGTTTTGGCTGGTTTAATTGATTAGCTGCTTCATTGATCTGGTTGCACAACTGTTCTTGCAGATCAATATTTAGATTGTCATCTGCAATAATTGCGCTGCTTAAATCAGCCAGCTCATTTGTTGTGGTGCATGCCTTAATTTGATCAATGTAGGCAGTACATGCTTCACTTTGCATTGCAAACTTTTTAAGAGAATCTACTGTTACCGGTTTTTTTGAAGCAAGAAGAAGTTCACGTTTTTGTGCAATACGATTTTTGAGTTCTTTATATTCAGTTTCGGTTAGCTTGTGCTGATTACTATCCAAATTACGTTCAACGCCTTTTAATTCATAATCTGAACCACATTTTTCAATAGCTTCGATAACTTTCAGAATAGCTGGATCTGTTTCATCAAGTTCATTAGCCTCAGCAACTGTAACTTCAGTAGTAACAGACGGATCTTGTACTGCAACTTCGATAGGTTGAACTACTTCTAGCTCAGGCTGTTTTTCAATATTTGCAACAGTAGTATTAGAGTCAGCCGGAGTATTTAACTGATCAGCATCACTCTTAACTTTGCCTGAACGTTTCTTTTTGGTTTTAGCTACATTGTCAATTACTGGTGGATAACAAATAACCCGGCCAAAAAGTTCACCTAATGCTTCAAGCTGTAATATCGCATTTTCCTGATCTAGTTGGGCGAAGCCGTTACGCACACATGCAAAGTGCTCACTACACTGTCTACTGAATTTGACATGGGAAATATGATCCGGATAGACAATATAAATGTCCTGATCCTCTATTACGTCATCAAGAGTTAAAGGCTTGGCAAATGTATTACCAGCCAGCTCCATGGTCTCAACCTTGATGCAGAACTCATAGCCTGGCATAGCGAAAATAGTAGCAGGGAATTGAGACAGATCATCAAAATCCACCAATTCACCAACAGCGCGGCACATGATATTTCGGCCAGCCATCATTGCGTCAAAAGCTTCTTTGCTATTTAAAATATTCATGCGTTCACCATTTCTTTCGCTAATTGTTCAATTTCTTGTTGTACAGCCACCAGTTTGCTGGCTTCAATTTGATTAAGTGCATCGATACCTAGATGCTCACATACGGTTTTGGCATCTAAGCCACGTGTATCGATGAAGTCCTGAAGCTCAGCCAGTTGTTGGTCATTGATGCCAAAGAACTCAGCAGGATCTACCCATGCATTACGCTGCATATCAAAGGTGCACTTCATTTCGTCAGCTCTGGTTTTAAGAGCAACACGCATATTTTTGTAATACGTATGGTTCTTATCGATAGACTCAGTAAGTTGGTTTAGGTCGCTGGCATACTGAGCTTCAGCACAACTCTGGATCCAGTTATCTAAATCTTCCTGTGCCTTCATTGATGCAAGCTGCTCAGGTGTCATGGTATTGATGTGGTCCTTGGCCTGCTTGATGAGATCTGCCAGGAAAGACGGATTCGCTTTTAAGTCTGGAACCCATACCTCACCAGTTTCACCGCCTAAACCACCTGCATTTTTGGCATGGTGAGTAGGGCAAGGTCTAAAGCTGATCACACGTTCATGTTTGCCTTCACCTGTTTGCACAGTGGTGAGATAACCCATTACATCTGCAATGCGGTACAGCTCATTACGGTTCTTACCACCCAGATCTGGTCGGTAAATTACCTGGTCACCGTTCTGATCTTCTGATGCATGGGCAATGAAAACGACGTCTTTACCTGAAGCAATTAATGTGTTCACGTATTGCTTGAAGATGTTATTGGCCAAACCTTGGGCTTTAAGTTTTAAAGAGCCATCTTTTTGCTTGTTTGTGCTGTTTAGTAATAAGTGGGTTTTAATGCTTTCAAGCATTGCACCAACGGTATCAATCACAATCGTTTTAAATGGTTCCAGATCCTGCATAGTCAGGTTAGCTACATCAGCCCATTGATTGACCTGAACCACAGCACCGCGACGCAGTTCACCAGTACGGTGAGAGCCTTTATCGAAATCGAATGAAATTGCTTTTTCACCAGTGAAGCCAATTGATGTTTTACCTAAGCCCGGATCTGCGTACAGATAAACGATGATGGCTTGTACCAATAGCGGTTGATCCGCTGGAATAATATTAATCGCCATCTCAACGTACTCCCGGCTGACGGTTTTTGCGCTTAAAGTCACTGTATGCTTCAGTAGCAAAATGACCGGTGCTTTCTAATACCTGGTTGTATTGAGCATTGCGTTTCACAGAACGGGCACGTTCAATCCCGCTCTTAATCGAGGCGTGTAACGTCAACTTATCAACGCTTTGCAAAACACCGCTGGTATTGCCAATACGGAAAATATCCAGATTGGCAAAGTAGTCACGTGTAGAAGGGCGGTTACCATTAACCCGGACAGCGTAGTAGCTGAATCGGTTTTCCTTGCCAACGCGGTAAACTTCAAAACCATGCAGGTGATGTACGAACTCAACAAAGTATCGGGCCTGTTTTGCATAGACTTCTGATTCAATTGGCAGTTTGAAAATAGGCAGTTCTTCAGTTTTGAACTGCAGGAAGCCTGAGTACAGATCAGCAAAATTAACTTGTGCCTGGCTGTTTAAGGGTGACCAGTTTTGGCTACCTTCTTCACACCACATCACCGGCTGGCCTTTGCTCAGTGCAGCAAAGATTTGTTCAGGAGAATTTAAGATCATGACTTGCCTCCCACCGCATACACCACAACGATTTGATTTTCAGTGGTGTGCTTAATAAGTTCTTGAAAGCCATTAAGAGCATCTTTCAGGGTTTCAGCGGTAGCATTGCCTGGACGAACACACAGAGTTTCAATAGCTATCATCAGGTCGCGTTTCTTTGAAATATCCATTAGATAGCCTCCACCAGACGGTGTTTCATGATATAGCCAGCGATCATTGCGTTGATTTCGCGGTGATCCTGATAATCAGTGAAGTCGTTATAAGAATTATCATTGGCATCAAATACCTTGATTTCACCAAGTTCTATCACTTCTACATTAGTGAACTCGGAACCTGGTACACCGTAGTCATCTGGATGTGCTGCAACTTCAAACGAAGTGATTTCCAAACGGAAGCCATCTAGATTAAGGGTTGCTTCACCGCGTACGTCATCAAGCATCTTTAAAGATACGATGCCGTATTCAGATTGAATATTTTGAGCTGGAGCTGCTTGGCTAGTACCAAAGTCAGCATGCCAACCAAACGCTAATGCGCTTACAGTTAAGGCAGTAGCAACAAGAGTCACCTTGAAGCTATTGTGTGGAGTTAATTTTGTGTTCATAATTACTTTACTCACAGATAGAGTGTGGGTCACGCTCCAGGTAGTTGTCGTAGGCTACGCTGGGGCTTCTTTTTACTTGATGATTAAAGCATACTTTAATAAATATGTTTTGTAAAGCTTGCTTTAATTATATTTATAAACTTTGCTTTAATTTTTTTAATGGACAAAAGAAAACCCGCGTATAGCGGGTTTGGTGAATCTTATTATTAGCTACTATTGACTAGAAACACGTTTGAAATTTTCATCATTCATGCAGTATTCAAGACTGTCTCTCAGAATACCAACCATTCGATAAATATGTTCTGGTTTTTCTATAAAGATTTGGCCATTGTTTTGAATCTCCAAGCCAGCGCGCTCAAGTTCAGCTTTGCGTGCCTCATCAACCGATACATTAAACTGAATAGTAGGGCGCTTACGATTTACATCATATCTAAACAACCACCTATTAGTCTTATTTTGATATAAAACAGAGTAATAGCTTTCTGTATCGCGTCCCTCAATTTCTACTTCTGGGAACAACTCCGTCACAATACGTAATAAATCTTGCTCATCCTTTGTAGTGATGATCTTTTCATTATCAGGATGCACAATAAAATCAGGCTCTGGTACTGTGTGATTTACTTTCGGTTGATCTTCAATTAGTTTTTGCTCAACTGGCTGTGCAGTAATAATTGTTGGAGAGGATAAGCCCTTGACAACGGTATCACTAATAGCTTGCTGTACCGCTTGTTGAACAAATGGTTGTATGGATTCAAGAAACTTAGTATTTAACTGGCGTTGTATGTTTGCCTGTTGCGCGACATATCTTACAAAATCAATATCAACCTCATTAATGCTTTTTTTAATTACAGTCTTAAATTGTTGGATATATTGATTTTCTTCTGCAAAAAATCTTAGTTTTTCAGCATGAAAATTATCATGCTTAAATTCAGCCAGTTGAGTTAAGTCTTCGGGCTGAGCTTTTGTAAAATCAATTGTTAAGAAAGGCTTTTCATCCATAACATTCGTATTAATTAGGTCGGTAAAAAATCTCCACTCCCGGCCATTTGTAATAGCGCCAATTGTTACACCAAGGCTACTATTGAAGTATCTTGATAATTGAGGTGCGTGATTAGTGAGATCAGCAATGTAAGGCTTGGCTTCAATAAACATTACAGGCTGACCATTGCAATATAGTGCGTAATCTACACGCTCAGTTGCCTTAACTCCCGGGAAATCAGCTGCAAATTCCGCAAGAACTTTTGTGGGATCATATGGATTAAAACCCAAAATATCCAATAGAGGCAATATCAGCGCTTGCTTCGTGGTCTCTTCCGTTGAGCAGTGGACACCTACTTTTTTTACATGCTCGATGTGGTTTTTTAATCGTTGTACAAAATTATCCATAGTTTCCCCCTGGGATATTATCACTACCTTGATTGGTAAATTACTTTTAATTAAATTTTTCTATATAACCCGACAACCTTACCAACCAACCGACAATCCTCTGTTAGTTTAATAATCTGCTCAGGCCAATCTGGATTAAGTGGCTGAAGATATTTATCTCCACCCTCAATAATCAACTTCTTAAAGGTGGCCTCACTCTCACCACAGCAAGCAATAATCACTAAGTCATCTGTCTGCAAGTCGAAAGTTTGAATATCAGGATTTACATAAATACGGTCGCCTGGCTTAAAATCGGGCTTCATAGAGTTTCCAACAACTACTAAACCATATCCACTTTTCCCGCACTCTCTGATTGGCGGAAGATATTCATCCACCTCAACATCTTTAAGCACGGTTTCAATAGGATCAAAAGACCCGGCAGCCACCCAAGAGATCACAGGAATAGGGCGTCCTTCAATACTTATTTTCTGTGTTAGATCGACATTATTATCAAGTTTTTGATTGCTTGATACATCAAGCATTCCGTACTTGGGGTCGCCAGCTAACCAATGAGGATTAACACCTAGAAATTGAGCAGCCTTGGCATTCTTAAAGCTATCCAGAGACTTTGTCTTACCATTAATCCACTGACCAACAGCCGCCACAGATGCCTCGCAATACTTGGCCATAGCAGCCCTGTCTAGTTTTTTAAGCTTATTTTTAGATAGGAAGTGAGAAATAGCCTGATTAATCCGATCCTCAAGAGTACTCATATTAAAATTCACTTTAAATTTAAAGCCAGCTTACAACAATATTAATAAAGCTTGCTTGCAAAAATGTATTAAAGTACACTTTAATAATAAAGCATACTTTCGAGATTAGGTATGAGAGTACTTATCAAAACCAGCGACGCTCTTGATCATTTTAAAAATGCATCGCGCCTAGCTGAAGAAATTGGAATTACCCCTCAGGCGATTAATCAATGGGGTGAATACGTTCCCGACCCTTCTGTTGGAAAAATCATGGCTGTTATACCTGGAATTCCCTACAGGATTGTTCGAGAAACTCCCGCGCAATCGCTTTTAACCGCTTAAACCAATTATTAAGCATTTGAATTTAAACAACCATGTTCAAAGGAACCTTAAATGAACATAACGGATGCAGCGTACAACACAGTTCATGATTACCCGGGTGGCGCTTCAGCTCTAGCCGCACGTATGGGAATTAAAAGCCTTAACAGCAAAGTAAATCCAAATACTGAAACTCACCACTTAACACTAGCTGAGGCTTCAAAGCTTATGGCTCTAACTGGTGACTTTCGTATTTTGCAGGCTTTATCCGCTGAACATGAAAAGGTTGCAATTGATCTACCTGAAATTCCTGAATGCCGCGACATGTCACTAACTGACAAAGTGCTGTGCATTGGTATGAAGGGCGGTGATGTGATGAGCCTGTTCCGAGAGATCATGGCGGATGGCCGTATCACGAAAGGTGAAGTGCAGGACATGTCAAAGGTGATTCACCAGATGCACGTTGCTTTGGCTGAGCTGGATAAGCAGATCCAAGCTTGTATTGATAACCCAGAAACAGAAAAAGCCTGACGGTCGAGGTCAGGCTCTTAGATTCATTAATTATCGGAACCAATGAATCTAATATGAAATCAAATTTAGCACATGAACCACCGCTACCTCAAGGGCAAGTAGTTCATTTTCCAAAAAATGAGCGCAAAGCTATGTCGCATAAAGAAGAGCGCTACACCAAGATGCCTAACACGTTAATTGATAGCCAGATTATGGCTCAACTGAACGATAAGGCATTTAAGTGTTTAATGTTTGTCATGCGTCAAACCATTGGATTTGACCGCGCATCTCACCCAATTGCTATTACTCAATTTCAAAAATATTGCGGGATCAAAAAACGCGATACGGTTATGTCGTGCATTCGTGAACTTGAAGATCTTGGCTTGATCAAAGTTGAAAGAAAAACCGGTTGCTTGAATGAATACCTTTTCACTCCTGACCAGTACCGCGAAAAGGTACTAGTACCAAATGATGGTAGTACCCTTAAAGGTGATGGGACTAGTACCACCAAACGGGACGAGACTAGTACCGTGAAAGGTGACGGGACCAGTACCGTTGAACGGGGCACTATTAAAGAAACACTTAAAGAAACATTTAAAGAAAACTTTAAAGAGGAAAACGCGCAGGAAAATTCTGTTGACCAGGTACTAAATCTCTGGACACCAGATTTGCACTCTCTGAACTCATGGTTACAACGAGCAGGCGAAATGCCAATGACTCAAGACCTGATCAACCAAATCTTACTTGAAGTGAATGCTCACTACGAACCACGTTTGAAAGCTGGATTGATTACAGACACCCAGATGTATTCAAATTTCGTGAAGTGGATCAAACGCAAATTCACGCCAAAAGCACCAGCCTTCTCTGAAAAACAAAATTCAGGCTTAAACGTGAATGCTGCCTGGAACAACCAACCAGCACCGCACCATGCTCCGGTGAATTCAACTGTTGAAATTCCGGAGGACTTCGTATGAACGCAATGCAATCGATTTCTTTTGGTTTGAAACCAGTTCAGGAGTTTTGTGACAAGCATCAGATCGCCATGGTTCAAGCTGGGCCATATCACAAATGCCCACAGTGTTCGGTTGAATTTCATGCAGACCAACTCGCAAAAGCTCAGGCTGAGGTGGATCGCATTGTGCGTGAAAAACACTTCGCAGGCGCCATGCTTCCAGAGCGTCATGCTGAATCAGGTTTCAGAAATTATTTTATTCAGCACGAAGGGCATAGCAATGCGCTGAATCAGGTTGTGGCTTTCGCTAAAAACATGGTGAGCGGTCATAAGAATAACCTTGTGATGGTCGGACCTACAGGAACAGGGAAAACTCATCTGAGCTGCGCAACTGCACGCACGCTGCTAAACAAGGGCAAGCATGCACGTTACATCACCAGTGAAGATCTGGCACAAAAAATCATGGATGCGTGGGATAAGAAAATTGCCGACGTTACTGAAAAATCTGTGATTCATGAGTTTACGCAGTACGACTTGCTGATTCTGGATGAATACGGGCTGCATGATCGTGATAAGCGTCGTGAGTTGGTGCACAAGGTTTTGTATGCACGCTATGACCGGATGAAGCCAACCATGCTGATTTCAAATATGACACTACATGACACTACAGACGAAAAAGGCAATGTGGTGAAGGGATTAATCAGTGATTTAGGTGATCGTCTTTGGTCACGTTTCCAGCAAGGCGGTTTAACTATCGTCGAATGCAATTGGGCTGATCAACGTTTAGGGAAAAGCGCAGGGGGTGGGGTGTGAACATACCTAGCATCCAGCGTTTTGAAGAAATCAAAGACATTCTGGTGTATGTGGCTTTCTCTAAACATGAGGTCACGTCAGCTGAGCTTGAAGAGCATGTATGTGACAAAACTAGATCTTCTTTAAATCAAAAAGTGCGCGGTCTGGTTCAAGCGGGATACCTGGCTTTTAGATGTAATAACTGCACCAGATTGTACGTGGCTACTGAAAAGACCAAGCAGCTATTTGGAGTGCGAGGATGAATTTTGAAGAATTAAAACCTTACACCCAAGAGGAGCTGAACCAGCAATCAGTATGGGCTGAGCAGTTTGAAGAGTGGTGGGAGAATGAGGGTCAATATCAGCGTGCAGGCGGTGGTGATTATGAAAAAACCTTTGCTTGGTGGGCATGGCTGAATCGAGAGCAATCCAAAGAAGCCGCATTCAAAGAAATGGATGAAGTAATCAGGATGCAGGACGCTGACCTGCGGAAGTATGAAAAGCAAATCAGTGGCTTGCAAAATCGCATTGATAAGGCCCTGATTGCTTGCCATGAATCTGGGGTATTAGGCGTTTTCTTGGTGGTTAAAGTTGAAGATGCTTTGCGAGGTGAGTCATGAATCACCGTGATCTAT